CTGTCAAGTCCTCCACGTCGATGTAGATGGTTTCGAGAATTTCCCTTGCCTTTTCGTCCTCCATTCGCTGGAGGACGTTACGGACAATCATAGGCATCACCCCTTAAAAGTATTGCTCGCCTACTCCTTCGTTCAAGACATGGACAAGGCCGGTATCGAAGTTATAGCGAACGAGGAACGACTGACCGCTCTTGTTGTTGCGGTTCTTGATAACCGTGATACGGAACGTGTTCTCGTTCACTTTCACGACGGAGATACCCTTAGAAGCGTCCTGCAAGATCGCATACGCTTCGCCGATGTCCTCGCCTTCCACGCTGGCCGACGAGTCTTTCTTCACCCTCCGGGCCGACTCCCGGTTCGCCTGAGCAACCACGTATCCGGGGATTCCCGTATCAAGAATCATGGCTCGGACTTCGCGGGAGACAACGAACAACTGCTGTCTCAGGTCGCCGAAGAATCCGGTTGGAAGAACAACTTTCGACAACTGGTCGAGGGCAAAACGGGTGTGTCCTTCCGTCTCAAGAATGCGCCTGATCTCGTGGGTCGTCGGCAGTCGTCCGCCGAACGTATCCATGTCGTAGATCATGATGTCCCGTTTCTTCTTCTTGAGACGGTCAATGAAGTCAATGTACCGATCTCTTTCTTCCGCGGTCATGGTGCCCCGCGTCAGGGCCAAGCGAGACACGTTACCCAACACGTTGTCCCAATTGTGCGCGATCTCCACAGCCTTTTGCTCCAGCGCAAAATACGCCGGGAAGTCGCTCGGGTCGTTTGTGCTGTTCCACCCCGCCTGCAACATGAAGGACGTAATCAACGTCTTACCCATGTTGGTGGGGGCGAATACGAGGAAGTAGTCAGTAGCTGTGGGGTCGTCCCCTCCACCTTCGAGTCCGTTTGTTGCAATATCAAGCGGTGTAAACCCTGTACTGATGCCGAGAATATCGGTTTCACTTCTGCCGTGAATCTTCTCGTAAGCGGCTAAACGGTTTTCGGCTTCCCCTATGTAGGAGTACCCCTTGTTAGTCGCTCCGATCAACTTGAGGATATTCCCCGCGTCGTACCTGAGCTTCTGAATGGCCTCTACCGTCTTACGCTCCCCAATCATGTTGGCCGCCTCTACCATCATCGGCCTGAACAACCTGTGTATCCAATCTTCCTTTAGAGCTTCCCTTACAGCATCCACGTTTTCGGGTTCTACAGGCTCGAATGTCTCGAACCTGTTCATGACCGTTTCGAGAGTCGGAACGTCTCCGTGTTCCTTCTTGAACCTCCTGATGAACTCGAAGGCGTCCTTGTGGATGGGGAAGTGTTCCTCAGTCAGATCGTCAATCGCTGATGTATCCTTCTGTGCGATGACGTAATTCAACAACTGCAATTCTTCGATGCTCGGCAACTTTTGCCCCTCCCTTCGACTCAACCTAGCAATCGTTGTTAGGAGTCAAATGGTTGCGAGCCATTTTATTCCAACATATCAGGAAAAATTATAAGACCGCCCTCCTTCATGGTGGCTATTTTCCTACGGCGTTTAAGAGGACGATCTTACTTGATAAATCCTTATGTAGTCCGACACGACTATGGATGCACCGCCTTGTTTGTCCTATTTGTCGGACGATTTGCCTTATGGTTGTATTATACCATAGGATTATAGTTCTGTCAATACCCGATTAGGATATATTTCGACATGTCGGTATAAATTTGATAGTTCTGTAGTAACAATACCCGTACCTAAATATTACCACATGCTTCGACAATCGTCAAGCCAAAAATCGACAAAATGAGAAAAAAGAATTAGAGTCCCTTAATAAAAATAGGGAGGGAAAGTTCCCTCCGTTACGACAGTCTCCTGTCCCTTCCTCCGAGCATCAGAACTCTTGTGTTGTACAGCATACGCGACACGATCATTTCGCCGAGATAGTTGTCCTGCCGCAACACCGTATCCACGAAGTTCGACGTGTAGATAGTCGATAGCTTCTGAACCTTGCGCCGGTTGATAACATCATACGTCAGGTCACGGATTACATCCGTAATTCGACCGGAGCCGATGTCATCGAGAATGAGAAGCGGAACATCCTTCATCTTGTCGATTCGGCTGTACATCAGGTCGTATAGTTCCGGGTCGCCCACCTGATGAGCGCGCCGGATTTCATTTGACCAGTCACCGAACTCGACATACAAGGCTAGCGGGTTCTCGAAGTCGAACTTCTCAGGGTTCATGCAGGTCTTGTAGATGTACTCATTGGCGATTGCACAGGCCGCAAACGTCTTGCCTGTTCCTTTGTTTGGGTGGAGGAAGGCAAGGTTAGTTCCCGATTCGACAAGCTCCACAGGGTACTGCATGGCCGCTATGATCGTCTTCGCACAGTTCTGATTGTCGTTGTCGATTACGAACGTGTTCAGACTGGCGTAGCGGTACTCGGGCGGAATTCCGGCCAATTCAAGCGCCCGTTCAAGGAGAATATAACCGCTACATTCTGGGTTAAGGGGGTAGTCGGCAGGTAATGGAACCTTGCCGCTCCTGCGCCCGCACCACTCTTTTACGACACAATCCTGACAGGTATCGTAAGGGTCTTTGCGTTGCGTCATTCTGCTTCTCCTTTCAGGCGTTTGATGAACTCGTCCTCATCAATGCCTCTGTGTTGTTGTTCTGTCGTTACGTTCTGTGCCTTGCTTTGCCCTGCCCGCGATTTTACTTCTACATAGAAGGGCTTCTTGCCGTCCTTGATATACGTTGCAATCTCGGCGAACCGTCCGCTTGTTCCGAACACTTCAAGCGACGGGTTGTCGTACCCGATCTCAAAGAAGGCGTCAATGTAGCGCTTGAGCATCGTCTTGTCGTCGTCAAGTTGCTTGAGGATGCGGGACATGATACCTGCATGAACCTTCTCGACCTCGACGTGCGAAAGTCCTGTGCGCTCCCTATACTTCTGATAGAAGTAACGACGGAAGTCGGCCAACCTCCATTCGCTTTCGTGTCTGTCTGTAAATGTCCTCCCGCCCTTGTCCGTCGGGGCGGCGGAATCCCCGGCAGTACGTGTTTTGTTAGCCACCTTCAACACGCGAATCATTTCCGGTTCTCCCCCTTCCATGATGGCAAGCAAGTCCTTCTTGATAAGCTCCATCGTTTCTTCTGATACTTCGATGGATGTAATATCCAGTCCTGACTCGCTCGCATACTTCATGTACTTCTTCCACGCACAGTCAAGCTGTTCCCAAACGTTTTCCTTCGACTCATCGACGATATTGCCGAACACTTTCCATACCATCTCGGACACTTGCAGAGCGCGAACCTCGTGCAAGTCCACGATGTAGTAGTCGTTCGTCATTCCGTTTCCCCGGCGCACCTTTTCGATGAAGCCTTTGTCTTCTAGTTCTTTGATGTATTTCACGATACTTTTAGCGGACATTCCGCACATTGTACTCATGCGGTGAACGCTCGGGAACGCCGACCTTCCCTGCTCGTAAACAAACAAGGAAATAGCAGTATAGACCATCTTGGCCTGCTCCGAAAGACACAGGCAGGATACGATCATTCGCGGGATTTGAACGTATCCTCTGTTGTGCGAGTCCCTGAAAAGGAACTGCTTTTCGGCGGAGATGATCGCTTTAGTCGTGCTGTCCAATAATTTCACCCCCACAGTAACTATCGTAATCAGTATAAGTATCGTTGCGAGGGTAATTAACAACACGATTCCTATTTTAACTCGATATTATCTCCGTATTGTTAATACTAATTTCCACAAGATGGAAGGCGGTCTTATCGACCGCCGTTTTTCTTCTTTTGTCTACTGTACTCCTTGATTACCACGTTGCCTACGACGTAGCAGGCAAGTAGAGATACCAGTCCGCCAATCACTTTCAGGACTATCTGCGGGTATGATGTAATTACCGCGACTACCCCGGACACTGCGACACAGGCCACGGCCAGCAGTATAGCCCCGATAATAACCCGGACAAGGATTTCCCATGCGACCATGAGGCTATCCTTCATCGTCTTCTACCTCCCCTTCCTCTCGTGTCAAGCATACCTGCAACGATGCTTTGATGGCGGCCACTCCAATGGTCAAGAACCGACTGATAAACACAATAGCAGGTCTTCCTTGTACTCTTTGGAGTTGACCAGTTGTTGAGTGTACTTCTTGATGTCCAGTTCTACGACCTTTGCCTCGCTGTTATGGGTCTTGATTTCTTCGTCGATGGCTTTCTTACGCTCCTGAATGAGACGTAGTTGTTCCTTGAGGATTTCTTCCTGTTGGTCGAGACTGTCTCGGGTCGCTTTCAGCCTCTCGATTTCCTCCAGCGCCGCCAAGTCCAGCTTACCCTTTTCTTCCGACAGCCTGCGGATTTCAGCGAGAAGGCCTTTGGCTACCTGTAGGTTTAGTTCGTGAGGGAAGCCGAAATCAACCTTGTAGACCGTAACTACTGCGTCGTTGGCGGTGTTCAGAACCAGTATGATGTCATTGTGGATGTAATAGTTGCGGGTGATGTTGTCGCCGATTTGGCCCTTGTAGATAAACTCCGCATACTCAAGGGTCTTATTTATATGCTCCTTTAGTATGTCAGAGTTCTTTGCGATGTACTCTTTCCTTTCACGAATGTCTGTGATGCCGACAATCCTTTCAACCCACCGTTCAAGCGAATGCTTTGTACAATTCTTCATGCCTCTTTCCCCTCTCTCGTCACCTTTCGCCCTAACTATCGTAGCGAATGGTCAGAAGGTTGCGGAGAAAAGTTAAAAGGGTGGCTGGTTAGCCACCCTTCAATATTTTGCCAATGTCGCATTTGATCCCCATCTGCTTGAGGATGCCCTTAACATCTAAGACTATCTTACTCACCCTGCTCGCCCTCCTTCGAGAACCGGGCGATAATATCGTCGAACAAGACAGGCTCGTATCCGATAACCTCCACGCTAACATTCACGAACTGTTCGCTTTGGTACAACTGGCCGTGAATATGTCCGTGAATGTTTACATATGGCATGTTGGCGTTCAGATACATCGGTTCATGTGACAGCCAAAAGAATCCTCTGTAGCATATAGGGAACTCGTACACGTCATCAAAACCTACTTCGCGCCACCACTTCACAGACCGCCCGCGATCATGGTTACCCAAGATTAGGGACTTCCTTCCGTTCAGTCGGCTGATGATTTCAGCAGTCTTCTCCTTGCTGTATAAGGAAACGTCTCCGAGGACGAATACCCTGTCTTCCTTCTTGACCTTGTTGTTCCATCTTTGGATGAGGGACTCGTCCATATCTTGAATGTCTTGGAAGGGCCTGTTCTCGTATCCGATGATGTTCTTGTGGCCGAAGTGCGGGTCAGAATAAACGAATACCCGGCTCACAGCTTCACAACACCATCCTTCTTCGCGTCGGTTCCCGGCTGTTTCATCGTATCCATGATGTGTACAGACGCGCCCTTTGTTCCGTCTTTGATGATGGCTTGAAGCACTTCCTTCTTCTTATTCTTCTTGTCCACGGTATCACCTACCAATCGTATTTGAGTTTGACGCCCTGCTCCTTCGCCGCCCGGACAACGGCGGGCCGCTGGGTGATCGGGCAAAGCTTGTAGAAGAATCGGTTGAACCAGTCCACTTGAGCCTGAGTCAACTGCCCGAGAATAGCAATATAAGAACCCGAAGACAGATGGCTAACGCTCATGGGGATGTGCTGGTTCTTCGTCAGCCTGCCGACTTGTTCTTTCGCTCCCCTCAGAGGCGCAGACTCATCCCTCTCCAGTTCTTCAAGCATGATTCGGACAGCGTACTCGCTGTGTTCCCCAAACCCGCACGGGTGAAATTTACCCTCCGGGTCAAGCCAGCCGGACATGCCAATGTCGTCCTTGTACCGTGCGGCTTCTTCATCATCCGTATAAAGGCAGACGAAAGACCGTTCACGTTCATTCTCGTCAGGCATGATGGTGTTGTTGAAAAACTGGACAACTTCCTTGATCTGTTCCTCCGCAACGTCCAGTGAAGAAGCCTTGAACTTCTCCCGCCACGTATGGACTCCATCCGTAACGATGGCGAAGACTTCGATGTGAGTAGGAACCGGACGGCGAAACCAATGTGCGAAGTTTGGGTTATCCGAGTTAACTCGTGTCATCATTCTACTGCGCATCGTTGCTACGGCCATTTATCAAACCTCCCCGTTCACCTTATCGAGCCGCCTAATGGCATAGCTCCAGTTATTTCCCCCGTCTATGTACTCGTAAGGGATACCATGTGCCTTGAGATGGCCTATGACTTCGCCTACAACCTTCAAGCTATTGGTGAAGACGAATCCCTTACTTTCTATGGAGTGGAGCGCCCGGATAGTCTCCCGGACATGTAAGGCTCTACGTTCTGCCACTTGCTTCATTCGGAGGGATTTAGCCCGCCTAATAGACGGGCGTCTCCCGATCTTGTACAAGTCATTCATGCCACTTACTCTCCTCGGAAGATGGACAGTACTTTCTCCGTGTCCAGCGGGGCTTCGACGGTTGAGTCAATGACGAATTGCTTCTCGTCAAGAAGTTGCTCGACTCTCTCGTCAATCGTGCCGCGAGCAATGATGGTATAGACGTTGATGCTTCCGGTTTCCCCGCCATCCTGACCGAAACGCCATACACGACCGATAGCCTGAGACACGTAAGACGGAGACCAGTCTTTAGACGTGAAGATCAGATTGTTTCCTGCCGTCAGCGTCACGCCTTCGCGGGCGGCGGAGGTCACGCAGAACACGACCTTGCACGTCTCGTCTTCCTGAAACTTGTCAGCCTGCCGCTGACGCTCGGATACTTCCTCCCCGGCCTTTGCCTGAGACGGGATGTCTCCGTGAATAATGGCCGGGTTGTATCTGTCCTTGAAATACTCGTACATGATATTGCAGAACCGCTTCGAGCGAGTGAATACGACGGCCTTCTCTCCGCGCTCGACAATTTCTTCCAGCAGTTCTTCTAGGGCGGTGAGCTTCGCACTTCCTTGCTTTCCTTTCGCGCCGCCGACAATCTCTGTCGATTCCGCGACCTGCATGAGCCGGGCGTACTTCGCCAACTCGGACGGTATGTCCTCGAACTCCAAGTCCTCGAACTCGTATGCCTCGTCCGCCAACTCTACTTCCTTGTACAGCTTCTTCTGCGCCGAAGTAAGCTCCACGTAGACAGGTTTAGAGATAACCGGAGGTAGGTCAAGAACCTGCGTCTTCAAGCGGCGGAGCATGTTAGACTGGAGCAGGGTCTTGAACTCGCCGACGTTTTTGTACTGCGCCACCCGACCGAACCTATCGAGGACGCAAAATCTTTGCTGGAATGTGTAGTAGTTGTATGGCATTACCCCCATCCAAGCGAGAATATTGTAGCAATCCATCAGTTCATTGATGACCGGCGTAGCCGTGATCGCGTACCGTTGGCGGGTGTAAATCTTGTGGATGTCTTGACCGATTTGCGATGTTAGGAGATTCTTCGCCTTCGATTGTTAAACTTTTCCATTTGTGCTTTATATTGTGCATAGAACTAAAATAGCAGGAGGGATTGCTATGCCGCACAAATATTCTCCCTCTCAATGGGACACCATTGTTCAAGAAGCTGTCGAATCGGACGATTATCGTTCCGTTGCTAGCAGGTACGGAGTTACCGTAGAGGGTCTTACCTATCAGGTTAAGAAACGTGGGTTGTTTTCCCCTAGAGCCATCGGTGCCCCTAGAAAGCACACGCTTGCGGTCGATTTCTTCGACACACTCAACGAACGTAGTGCCTATTGGTTGGGATTCATCATGGCCGACGGCGGGGTGTATAAAACCTCAACCCTCTATAAGTCGCCTAATCGCCTGACGTTGAACGTATCCGTAAAGGATGAAGGTCACCTACAGAAGTTCATTAACGACATCAGATCGACAGCTAAAATTGAAACCTACATCCCTAAAGGGACTTACTCTACGGCACCTATGTCTAGGGTAAGCATAAATTCCGTTGGCTTGTGTAGATCATTGAACAACTACGGCGTTGTAGAGAGAAAGACTGGCAAAGAATGCCTACCGCACAACATCCCCGATAAGCTCGTGCGCCACTTCGTTAGGGGATATTTCGACGGAGACGGTACGATAGTCGTTTACAGTGAACGCTACCGTAGCTACTTCTCCATAATCGGCAATCGCGCCATCCTTAGCTACATTCAGGTTCATTTGGTCAGTGATTGTGGGTTGAATTACACAAAGTTGACGAAAGAACCTGATGTAGAAGGTCTTTACTACCTTGCCTACGGAGGTAGACAACAGCTACAGCGGATTTATGACTACCTTTATTCGGGTGCCGACGTGTTCCTTGAGAGGAAGAAGGAAAAGTTCCTTCTAGCCCTTTCGGACTAGCCTAGACTATATCATCACCTTCGACATTACTCGGTCAGGTGCCGGGTACTATGGGCTTGCCCATGCCTGCAAGGTTTAGGGCATCCCTAGTCGTTGAACCCTCCCCACCTTTCGGTAACGGGGCGCGGATGCTGGTTACCCATTGTCAACGGCGGTTAGCTTTTGGCATACGCCATGCAGGTTACTTTTTTCTGTCTTTCGACCGCATTCGCGCCCACCCTTTCGGGCCACGCTGTAGCGAACCTGCCTTTAGGGACTTCCAGCAATTCTCCCGGTTATTCAATGTGTATTTCTACACAAGGGCACTTGGCGTAAGAACCTCATGCGCTTCGTCAAGGTACATTACGTCAAACGGCTTATTGCCGTGCAGGAACGTCAGGGACTCGATGTCCTGACGGTAAAGCTCGTAGGACACAATTACCAGTTGAACGTCGCTGTTCTCTAGCTCGGCATAAAGCTCTGAACGTCTTTTCGGCGGGCCGCCTAATACAACGACTTTCAGGCCCGTGAATCGCTTCGCCTGATTGTAGATGTCGTAGATCAGGGAAGCCTTCGTAACATACAGCCCCCATTTAATGAGGCCTAATTTACACTTTGCTTCATGACTGCAAAGGATTTGAGGGGTCTTACCAACTCCTTCTTGATCTGCGATCAACAGATAATCCCGTTGCATTAGAAGATTAAACCCCTGCACCTGATACGGGCGAAGCTCTTTCTTCGGGCGATAATCGACGATGTACTCGGTCGGTATGTCGTCCGTGTCTACGCCGCCCGTCAACGTGCCCATACTATCGCCGTCCGCCTTCCATACAACCATGTAGTTGTATGTCTTTGCATGGAACTCGGCGGCCTTCTCGTAAGGCAAACCATAAGTCATGGGTTCCATAGCCTTGAACCATCCGTCGATGCTTGTTATAATGCTGATAAGGCTGGTGTCCATCTTGACAATCTTTATCTTCAAATAAAGCCGATCTTCCACCTTTACTTTCGTTACTTCCAGCAATCTAATCGCCCCTGTCGTAAAGAAGCTGTTCCGCAAGTTGTGTGATTATCCTTGCCTGTTCATGGATGAACGCCAGCCTTTCTCCTTCGTCCGAGAACCCGCAGGCGTCCAGTGTGGCGGTTGAGCTTGTTTCGATTTCCTCCGCCGCCTGCAATATTTCCTCTAATTTGTCCTGTACCACTTCCAATCCCTCCGTACTAACATTCGGAATAACCCTCCTAATCGTTGCGAAAAATTAAAACCGTCCCCGAAGGGGGAGGGCGGCCTAGGCTTCCTCGGACAAGTAGAGCGAGAAGGTAATGCCTGTTCCGTGGAGGGACAGCGGCTTCATTCCTTCTTTCTCTACGTTGTACCAAAAGTCCAGTTGCCAGCCATTGTCGCCCGCCCATTCCACGGAATAACCCATTTCTTCAAGCAACTTCTGCAACGTGTATGGGTTCAATTCCGTATTGCACAGATCGAGCGTCAGCGGCTCTCCCTCCGGGTCGTTTTCCTCCACCCTGCGGATGAAGTCTTCGATGATCGGCGTAAACTTCTGCCGCACTTCATCCGTCAGTTCCCATCGGTTCTTCTGACTCATTCGTTCTCCCCCTGTACGGTATATTGTGATCTTTAAGATACTTCTGAACTGACTTGCCTGCCTTCCTTGCATAGTATTTCAGGGACTTGTAAAGCCTTTCGTCTTTGGTCACCCCCTTTACAATGCCGTCTTCGTCCCTGAACGCCTCCAGCGCTTCCAGCATTCCTTTCTCAGTAAAGATGCGGTCATGTTCGGGAGTCAGTCCCCACCGCCTAATAACCTCGGCGGGCGAACCGTAATCATACAACCGCAGGTAATACTTGAGATGGCGGCGGCGAAGCTCGGAAAGATTGACCGTCGTCCCCATGTGCCACTGTATGTAGCGCTTCAATTGCGCTTCCTCGTCGTCCACTTTGTACGGAATGAGGATTTCATACTGTGGGTCGATGGACTTCAACCCTTCCCGCAGGAGGGCAAGCGTTCGATCATCCCGGAGCAGTCGAACCAGCACAGGATTTTCAACCGCTCTAATGTGAATGACTTTATTTTTGGCGAAGGGTAAAAGCCGCTTCGCCGTGTGTACCATTCCTCTCATTTATACCGACCGCCTAATACCGCATTTTCGTTACAATCCGAAAGCCTCGTCAAGAGCGGCGCGAATGGCGGCCGGTTGATCTTCAAGGTCGTAATACCCTACGCTGTTTACAACCTCATAAACCTTGTCGGAACCATGTTCCTCAATCAGTTCGGCGATCATGTCTTCCAGCGCCTGATGATCGGCCAGCACGCGCTTCCACCACTCGAACGTTTCCGTGGTGCATTCGTAGGCATTTGCTTCCTCGTTGTAGCGGAATTGACCGTCCGACAAGCCGCCGTGGTTGCCTATGATGTCAGTGGCGCAGTTGACTTTGCTTTTCGGGTCGATCATCTCCAAAACCTCGATTTTTCCGTTGACGAGTACACGCATCACAATCATCCTCCTTTAGGTATTTCCTGCCTTCGCAGGTTGAGCGGAGGCCGCTTGATGCGGCCGCGCCGGGATTCTCGGCGCTCTCCCTAGCCCTGCGGTAGAAACTTTTCGGTCACTTCCGGGCTCCACCGGGAGCCTACCTCAGCAACAAACCTGCGGACTTCTTCCGGAGTGATGTCAGGCGCTACCCATCCGCAGATGTTACGCCAGCGAAATCTGCTGTAAGCGTCCCTATACTGGCCGACGAACCACCGTTCGCCGATCAGACGGCGGAATTCCCGCGACTCAGGCGCCCAGCTTTCTTCAAAGTCATCAAACGCCCGTCTCGCCTCTTCCCGGCTCGCATAACGCGAGCCCTTCGGGATGCCGACCATCCACAGGGCCAGTCGGTACGGACGCTTCGGCGGGACGGTCTTCCCGATCCGGGGCATCCCGCC